TATTTATTTTAGAAATCTTAACAAAAGGAGCGCCCCTAATCCCCGTCATTGGCTGAACGTCAAGACTTACGATTTGCGAAATGTTGGGATATGCTCGCGCCGTACCTGTATGGATGTACAGCATTAAGGAGCAGTCGATGGCTAAGCCGCAAAAGCAGAAGCAGCAGGAGAGGGTGGCAATGTCCGGGCTTGAACGCTTGGGGTTGCGCGTTTCATCAATGATCAACCACCCAATCGCGCAGGATCAGCGCTGGGTGACAATCCATCGACTCGATACGGATGGCGATAGGGAATGGGAAGAGGTGATGCAGCTGCTATCCGAAACGGATGGCATTGAGGTGACATTCAACGATGAAGATGAGTCAGTAACCTTGAAGTGGGAGGCGTCTTCTGAAGACGATCATCAGGTTGAGGTGCACGACGAGTTTGTGTCGGTTGAAGAGCCGGCGCCATTCTGATGAGCACAAAAAAGCCCGCACTTGGCGGGCTTCTTTTGATTGTCGCGTCAGGCCTTCCTGGCATTCCAAATCAACAGCACCTTGGCGTGAATTGTCACATCGTCAATGCGGGCTGTCTGATTCTCGTAGTGCTGGTTATCAGAGATCAGTCGGTAATGATCTTCATCCATGCGCATCATCCGCTTGATGTACAAATCCTGGTGCCAGGTCACTACGTAGATCCCTTCACCAATGAAGTCCTTCACGCCGCGATCAACGATCACCAGATCTTTGTCGTTGATCGTGCCCTCCATTGACTGCCCCCAGCCAGTGATCATTGCGAGAGCAGCGGCCGAAGTGTATGTGACACCTTTCTCGCGCAGGATCTCCTCGCGAACAACGAGATTGCGGACTGCCTCGTTGTATTCTGGGGGTACCTGTCCATGGCCCATCGCGGCGCGAATATCGTACTGAGGAATCAGTATCTCTTCTTGACGAGGGCGAAGGCTGGCGAAGTTGGAAGGCAGATATGTTTGGCCAGCCTCAACCGGACTATCAGCCTGCTCCGCAGCAGCAAGCATCGTTTCGCGTGCTTTGTCAGACAGGTTCTTCCCTGCCTTTGAGGCAAGCATCTGAGCGACCAATTCAGCCGTGGACATCCCCGGCTTCGATTCATCGTTTGATGAAGTCTCTGGCGACCCAGTCCCGTCCGAAAGCCAATCGGGCGAGCACTCAAGTGCCTTTGCCAGGGCGAGAAGGTTTTTCCCCTTTGCGCCGTTGGTTCCGCTCACCCAAAAACTGACCGTCGCCTTTGATACGCCGGTCAGTTTGCTGATGTCTGTAGCGCTGAGGTTCAGCACCTTCATGCGCGAGCTTAAGCGATCTTTGAATTCCATATTTAGGATTCTAAACATTTAATAGTTTAGATAACTTGCCTTGTATTGTTAAGAACTCTAAACTCGGCGCAGACAATGGAGACAACCCATGACTTACGACGAAGCCCTGAAATTTTTCCGCACCGGCCGCGCTATCGGTGACGCCCTCGGGGTCAGCGGCAGCCGCGTATCCCAGTGCCGTACGACAGGCGGGTTTTCTTACCCGATGCAATGCGTACTTGAGAAGGAGTCCGGCGGGGCCCTAATCGCCAAGCGCGACGACGATCCAGCTTGGGCGATCAATAAATCCGCATAGCCCTCACTAGGAACATTTTGCGATGCGTGATGGCACGCCGCCACTGAAACAAGAACGAGGTTTTACGAATGGACGAATTTCTGCGGGCTTGCCAAAGCGCGGTCCTCGACAACGAAGCAAAGGTGCTGGCCGGCCAGATGGGCGTCCCGCATGTGAGCCTGCTGCAGCGTGCGAACCCAGATAACGACGCCCACCACCTGACCATTGAGCACCTGTTCGGAATTCTGCTGCATACCGGCGATATGCGTCCGCTTGCCGCCTTGGCTGATCAGTTCGGTTTCGACCTGGTGAAAAGGGAGGCCCCGGCCCCGAAGGCGCTTACTGCTTCGATGATGCGCGTCGGCAAAGAAATCGCTGACCTGACCATCGCGGTGCACTCGGCTCTCGACGACGGGCACGTAACCCAGATCGAGAAGCAGACCATTCGCAAAGAAATCGAACACGTCCGGAGCGAACTGAACGTGATGGAAGAGTCGGTAAAGGTTGCCTGAGGCGCAGGCACGCGACCGAAACGAAACAGCATCGGCGGGGGCTGGTGAGCAATGAAGGCGTAGTTGGCACTTAAGCCAATCGCATCAGGAAGACCATTAGGGGAAAGGAAATGGACGGCAATACATCAGGACGTTTGGGGACATTGAACGCTGAGGGCAATAGCTCAGTCGGCGGGATTGGTCGCGTCTGCTGGAAAGTAATCGCCTGAATCGCAGGCACAAAAAAGCCGGTGGCTAGACCGGCTTCTTCACAACGCAAAACACTGAGGGGCCATTATGAACACGATCGCTACTCCCGGCAATACCCGCCATGTCGTGACACTTTTCGACCAGTCGGAAAGCGTGTCACGACTCTATGTCACGGCTGTTTCTGAGACTGGAGATCAGTTGTGAGCACCATAATCATGAGCTTGTGCTGGCCGCTCCAGGGCATGAGTGGCCCCCAAAAAGCTGTGCTGATTTCGTTGGCGGACAACGCAAACGATGAGGGTGTTTGCTGGCCATCGGTTGCCCGTATCGCGGAACGAACTTGCCTGGCTGAGAGGACCGTGCAAACGGCCATCAAGTGGCTGGGTCAAGTTGGCCTGTTGTCTGTCCGTGAACGGATGGGCCGCTCGACGATGTACACCTTAACCCCGGCAGCATATGCACCCCTGCAAGAGTTGCACCCCGCAGCAGGTGCACCGTCACCCCCGCAGCTCACGACAGAAACCCCCGCAGCAGCCGCACCCAGAACCGTAATAGAACCATCAAGTGAACCGTCACCTCTTGGCGACGATGGGCAGCCACCCAAGATTTCGAAGCCGAAGTGCCCGACTCAGGCCATCGTCGATTTGTTCAACAAAACGATTCCAGAGTTTCCTCGGGTCGTGATGCTGACCAAGGACCGGATTGCCAAGATCAATTCCCGTTGGAACGAGAACAGCGCGCATCAGGATCTCCAGTTCTGGGCGGAGTACTTCGCGTTGGTGCGTTCGAGCAAGTTCCTGATGGGGGAAGTCGCCTCCGCCGGAGGTAGCCCTTTCCGTTGCAACTTCGACTGGCTGATTGCCCCGAGCAACTTCGTCAAGGTCGTTGAGGGTAATTATCATGCGTGACCCCTACAGCATCGAGGCCGAGCACGGTCTGCTGGGCGCGATGATGCAGCGCCCTGATCTGATCGACACCCTGTCCGAAGACCTGTCCGCTGAGGCGTTTTACTTCCCGGAAAACGCCGAGGTTTACCGCGGCATCGTGGCGGTGCGTTCGGCCGGCCAGTCAGTGGACTTCCTGACTGTCGGGAATCACATCGGCTCGTTGGCTGACGGCAGCCCTGCCTTCGCCTACTGCGCCGAGATCGTCAAAAACACCCCGAGTGTTGCCAGTGCAGGCACGTATGCATCGATTGTGCGTGAGCGTGCCATTGACCGGGCGCTGTACGAGCTTGGCAGTCAGGCGATGGAGATCTCCCAAGGCAGTCAGGACACGCAGACGAAAATCGCTGCTGTTCAGGCTGCGGCCATGGCGATTGACTGCGGCTCGGGTGATGACGACATCGTCAAAGTCGGTGATGTGCTGGTCGATCAGATAGAGGTTTGGCAGGACCGTCATGATCGCCATGCTCGCGGTGAAACGCTGATCGGCCTGTCAACTGGCCTGAAAGACCTGGACGAGAAGTTGGGCGGTCTGCAGCCCGATCATCTGTACATCGTTGCCGGGCGTCCCGCGATGGGCAAGACCACGCTGGCGATGGGGTTTGTTGTCGAGGCAGCGGTCCGCCAGAGCAAGTCGGCGCTCGTCATCAGCCTGGAGATGAACAAGGGGCAACTGCTGGACCGGGCTGTGGCTTCGGAGGGTCGCATCCCGCTCACGTTGGTGAAGAACGGATCGGCGTGCCAAAGCCACGGTTCGGAGCTCTCTGCGGCGGCCGGGCTGCTTCGTCGAGCGCCGCTGTACATCGCTGACCGCGCCGGCTCGTCGATTGGTCGCATCCGCTCATTGGCCCGTCGCCACAAGATGCGCTACGGCCTGGACCTGCTGATGATCGACTACCTGCAACTGCTGGAAGGCGAGGGCGGCAACCGGACCGAAGAGGTGAGCAGCATCAGTCGCGGTTGCAAGCTGCTCGCCAAGGAGCTGGGCATCCCTGTTGTGCTGCTGAGCCAACTCTCCCGCAAATGCGAAGAACGTCCGAACAAACGACCAATCCCCTCAGATTTGAGGGAGTCAGGCGCCATCGAGCAGGACGCGGACGTGATCCTGTTCGTGTACCGCGACGAGGTCTATCACGAAAACACCGATGCCAAAGGCATTGCCGAAATCATCATCGGCAAAGGGCGCGACATCGAGATGGGCACTGTCCGCACGGCCTTCCTTGGCCAGTACAACCGTTTTGAAAACCTTGCTGCCGGGTGGAAGCCAGAGCCTGTCGAGCAGCCGGAAAAAGTCACCAGCCTGGCCAGCCGTTACCGCCAAAAGGAAAAGTTCTGATGAGCTCCAAGCGACTTGCTGTTCCCGATCCGTCCAATTACCGCTTCGCGGTGTTCTGCTGCTCTTTCAAAATGGATTTGAGCTTTACGCCAGACCATGCCTTGGCGCTGTTCGCCGATGAGGCCATGGCCAAGCGGTATGGCGCGTGGATGTGGCCTTCGACGTTCGAGGTGGTGGACCGTCTCGCCCAACCGGAGGCGACCGATTGAACACCCTGATCAAGACCCTGACTGTGAAGCTGTCAGACGCCGAAATTCAGCGCAACGCCCAGCTTGGGCATGTGCGCGATCTGCGTGATGCCAGTCACCCGGCGCTGCACTTCCGATATGCGAAAAATCGCG